ATTACTCCACTATACATTAGTATTTGTAGTATTAAGTTAGTTTGTTCTGTTGGGTGTAATTCAAATTGAGTTGAACCTTGAACTGTATTGGTTAATATATCACTAGCTGTTAAAGTAATAATTAAATTTTGACTAGCACCTGCAAGAAAAGCGTTTGTAACAGTAATCGTATCTCCTACTTGAAAACCAGTTCCAACAACACCAACGACAGCAGCAGTTACAACACCACCAGCAACTGTAATAGAAATAGTAGCACTTGCACCAGTTCCACTTGTTGATACACCAGCACTAGTACCTAAAGTAGCAACAGTTGTACCATTAGCAGCACCAGTAACATTTTGAGTTACACTTCCTATTAAATCGTTAGCAGCTACTAATCCATATGGCAAATTAGGATCGTATAAATATTGTCCTAAGCTTCCAACAGTATAACCCCATCTAGGATTAACAGGAGCTTTCAGATAGTTACATCTAACTCCATTTATGATAGTACCTGGATAAACAACTATTTGACTAGCAGCAGCAGAAGGGGCTCCTGTAGTTTCCTCAACGTATACTGGATAAGATTTTGAAGGTTTTGTTAATGGAGAACTATTTAATAAAGCATATTCAGATCTACCTACTTTTTGTACAGCTATATCATTATCTAGAGTAGTTCCTTCATATAAAAAAGAACCTATACGATGAACATCGTTAGGTAATGTAAATGGGTTAGTTCCAGTACATAGAGCACTAGTGTTAAATATGTCTATCTTTTCTTGTAAGTTTGTTACACGATCAGCATACTCACTGTCGTTTTGTGGTATACGTAATTGTTGATTTAACTCTTCAAAATACGCTTCAAATATTTCTCTTTGTACTTGTGTTCCTAGAGTATTAAAATCATCTGGTGTTATAAATCCTCTTTGCTCTTTGTTTAAGATATACAACACTGTTTTATAAACTGTATTTACGTTTACCATATTAATATTTTTAAAAAAAAAAGGATGGCGGTTAGGCCACCCTTTTTAATAATCACTTGTTATTTGAGTTTTTTCTCTATTGACTTGTAAACTTCTAAGCCTTCATCCGTTTTAAACCATGCAGCCATGGCTGAATATGGATTTTCATCAAACGGAACAGTCATTAATTTACGACCATTAGTTTTCCATTTAAAAGTTCTTTGATCCTCGTCTAATAAAATTATATTTTTTTCAACTGCAATAATTGCAAAATTCCTTAATATAACATTTTCATCGTTAGCTAGACTTATAAAAAGTTCAGGATTCTTTTTTGCAAATAAAACCCCATCTCTTTTTAATTCTTTACTCGACAAAGTATTAACACTTGATCCCATTTCAACTCTTAATATAGCTTCTAATTGATCTATTTCCATTGAATGTGCTGTATTCATAGCTTCTAATTCAACTTCTAATCTATCATAATCATCAACAGCTTCTTTAACAGCATCAAATTCTGCAAATATTATTCCTTTATGAGGATGTTTAGCTAAAAATTTTTGTAAATTTATTTTCTCTTTTGGAACCATTAAATGCCCACTTTCAAAAACAATATGCTTCAGCGTAGCACTCCCTTCCTGTTCATCAACAAAAATACTTTTTTGATTAGTAGCATATCTCATCTCTCTTTCATATCCTTTCTCTTCATCAAACCAAACTAGTGGATATCTTCTAGTGTGTCTAGATGTGATAGTATAATTTAAAGGTTTTTTATTACCTATTAAATAGTAATTTCTATCTTTATATTCCCAAGTATCTTTTACTTGAGTGATTTTTTCTTTTGTTTCTTCCATGATATAATATAATATAAATAATTAATAAATTTAGGGTATTTTTATGGTAACCCTGGTAATCCACTAGCAGATATTCCTATTTCAAAAGAAGGAACATTAATTGTCCCAGTATTATTATAGATAACTGGAGCATCAACAATTCCTGGTTGATTAGACATTTCTACAATCAAATCTCTCCACAAGCTAGTTATATTGCTTAATGGCGTTGCCACTTGTTCTTCTTCACCACCTAGGTAAGTGATTCTTACTTTAAGAAGTTTGTTACTTCCCATGTCGACATTATATGTTACATACACTGCTATCGTGTTTGGATCAGTTTGTAATACTTTTAAATCATATATATCCATTCCACAATTTAACATGTTGTTATCATCGACTTTTATATAACCCATAACTTTTTTTTTTATAATAGTTTTTTTTAAAAAAGACCCCGCCTAAGCGGGATCTTATATTAGTTTAATTAACTGTGAGATTGAATACAGTCAGAAACCGCATAAGTAGACGTATCAATTGAGATAAGTTTACCTGGATTTTCTTGTGATTCTCTAATAGCATCAACTACTAATTTAATAAAAGTTGGTACTGCAGCACCAACAGCCGCATGAGTCAAAGTGATAATTTGATTTTCAGAATGAACCATAGCGTAAGTAATTACAGTAGAAGTAGATCCTCCTGTAACTGCTACTATATTGTCTGTTGGAATTGGTTTTGTAGTATTTTCTGATCCTGTTCCAGAACCAGCTACTGTTACATAAATATAACTCATAATTTCTATCTTTTAAATGTTAATAAAGAGAGTGACAAAAGCCACTCTCCTTATGTAAATATTAAGCTCCTTGGAATAACACGAAGTTATTAGCAGCTTGAGTTACTAAACATCTTTCAGACAAGAAATTAACTCTCATTACGTCTAGATCAGAAGTATAAGCACCTCCAACAGAACCAGTGATCCAAGATTTAAATCTTCTATCTTCTGTTTCTGAAGCTCTGTATCTAACGTGTAAGAATGGACGTCTAATATTAGATCCTAACATTTGATCGTATACCGTTGAAGTTCCAGCAGGAACTAAAACACCATCAATCGCGCTAGACATACCTCTAGTAGTAGCATCATTTAGATATTTCCAATCTGTTTTGTAGAAGTCATAAGAACCTCTTCTGAAACCAGAAAATCCAAAGTTCAACGCCATTTCAGCTTCATTGTCAAAAAGACCGTAAGAAGCAGCAGCAGTTGAAGCATAATTACCATTCATAGCAGCAATCATATCATCGAAATCAAGAGCAGTAGCTCTAGATAAGAATAACATGTTTTCTTCAATAGCACCTTGCTTGTCTAATTGCTTAAGGATTTCATCAAAATCTCCTAACGCACCAGAACCTGGAGCAGCAGCACCAGCAAAACCAGAGTATACATTACCTCTTGCTTCGATAGCAGCAAATAAACCTTGTGTACCTTTAATTTGAGAAGAGTTAGCCCCTGTAGGACCAAACCCAGCACCAAATTGAGTAGCTGCACCTGGGTTAGCTTGAAGTTCACCTTCAACCATTCCCATTTCCATATAGTCTTCAAATCTTAATCTTGTTTCAGATTCAGCTTTTAGATACCATAAGAATCCAGATGTTCCATCTTCAGTAGCAACTTCGATCCACCCAATTTGAGCAGCGTCAGAACCACTTAACTCGTAATTATCTTTCATGATAATTGGTGAGTTTTGATAAGTTGTAACACCAGGCTCAATAGCACCAGTCATACCATTACTTCCTTTTGGAAATTCAGATCCATATACAAACAAACTACAAGTACCACCTGTTATAGCAGCAGGTAAAGCAGCAGCAGTTGTTTCATATAAAATAGCATCTACAGTATAACCATCAGTAGTAACACCAGAAGTTCTATCTGTAATCAATGCTTTAGCAGTAGATAAACCAGTAGCATTGTCAGAAATCAAGATAGTATTACCATCTCTTAAAGCTGATGTAGCTGGGTTACCAGCACCAGGAGTAATAGTAACTGTAATAGTAGAGTTAGCTCCAGCTGCTACAGCACAATTATCATATGCAATATGTAATCTATTTTGTTCAGACCAGATTACTTGATCTGAGGTCATTGGCATTTCAGCCCCAACCATTCTTAAAAATCCAGATAAGGTTCTATTACCATATCTCTCTACCTCTTGCTCATAAAGCTCAGGTAAGTATTGTTGTGCCCATTGCGAAACACCTAAATTGTTAAAGTCAAGGTAATTGTCTTGAACCGTAACTTGATTCGGCATAGGAACGATTGATGCAGGAAAACTCCCACTTGTTGCAAAGCTCATAATTTATAGTTTTTGAGTTTTATTTTTTTGTTTTTATTCGTAACTTAGAACTGTTTGCACCACTAATCGCTTTTACTTTCATTCCGTTAATAAACACTTCACCACCACTTGATTGTCGGGCTTCAGTACTTATATTTCGAGATCTAGCATGTTCAGCTTTAATCGCGTCGGCTTTACCTTGCTCATAAAAATGACTTGCTATAGTATCAGCATTTCGTGCTGCGTAGATTGCTTTGTGATATCCTTTGTAATCTTTCACATTACCTTTATCATCTAAGAACGTCTTAATGAAATCAGATAGATTAGATTGATTAGATGCAACTTCACTCGGACTGTTTACTCCGTACCTAAATCTTTTTTCCCCTAAGTTAAACTCAAAACCTTTGAAATCATTTGAGAAAAAATTATTAGTACCATTTTTAAACGTGTCGTGACGTTGTTTGATAGCTTCTTGCTCCTTGTTATATCTGTTGAAAAAGTCTGTGGCTTTCTGTTGTTCTTGAGTAACTCCGGGTCTCAACTTGATATCCTCATAGTATTTACTCTTTAAATCTTCCATGTAGCCTCTGGCTTTTGCAACTTCTTCTTTTAATGCGAGTTTCTTTTTACGGATGTCTCGCTCTTCATCCATATCTTCATCCCAAGCAAATTTATCATCCATAAGAAAATCAATTTCTTCCGAATCTAAATGTGGTTTAGTATGTAGATAATATTCTTTTAACATTGTTTCGTTGTTCACGTTAGAATAATCTGCATTTAACCTAACATAATCAACCAACGTTCCACCTGTTTCTTTCATAAAATTAACCAGTTTTTCTACATTTTCTGGTAATTCTATTTCAGGATTTTGTTTAATTTCTTCTTTAATCTTTTCTGCTACAGCAGGTTCAAGTTCTTTTTTCTCTTCCCCTATATTGATTTCCTCTAATGGAGGTTTTTCTTCTTCCTTAGGTTTGATTACTTCTTTTATTTCTTCTTTTTCTTTACCTTCTGTGGTAACTGTTTCTGTGGGGTTTCCTTCTCCCACCTCTTTGCCATTGCTGGGAAGTTCGAGTACATCCACTTTCGTTGTGCTTGGCTCTTGAAAGGCATCGTCTTCTTTTTTAGTTAAATCTAATTTTACTGGTTCCTTTTTAGTTGTTAACTTTTTGGGTCTACCAGGTTTTTTCTTCATTTTAAATTCCCCTTCTTGAGGTACTGTTTCTTTTGTTGACATAATATAATATAATAGTTAATAATTAAGGGGCCATCATGTTTTCCATAAGTCCCATTGGTCCACCCGCTTGTTCATCAAAGTTAATAGGTGATTCATTGTTTTGTCTCTGTGAAATCATTTTACTTTGCTGAGTTGCTTGGAGTTGAGTTCTCTTATCTTTACGATCTTCAATATCTTTTTCTTTAGTTGACATTTGTTTAAGATCCATTGTTTTTAATTGTTGATCATAACCAAATTGTTGAGCCATAAGTTCTTTTTTAATTTCACCATCAACTTGCATTTGGCTTATTTTAAACTCTGATTTTCCTTGCTCAAGTTGAAGCTCAGTATCTGCAATTGCTTGCTGTTTTTGTACTTCATACATAGCTGCTCTTTCAGCCGTTTGCTGATTAGCTTGAGCTTGAGCCTGTATATTAGCTTGTTGCATTTCTTGATCTCTAGCTTGCTTTTGTCTTCGTCTTTTCTTTAAAAGTTCATTAGCTAATTTAAGGTTATTTATATTCCTTACATCAATAGCATCCTCTAGATCTATTGACTGAGTTTGAAGAGCCATTTGAATGTTTTGTTCTAACTGCGCTTTTTCTTCATCATCAGGTTCTAGCTCTATAAATATTCCAAAATCATGGATATTAGCATTTCTTATTTCATCTAATGTAGCAACATTAAATGTAGATACACTATTTTGTAAAGCCATTCTAGTAAGTGGGAACATTAATGCATCACTAGATCTTAGAGCTATATTTTCGCAAGTCTTTAAAGTTAAATATAAGCTAGCTTGCAATATATGTCTAGTGGCAACATTTGAATTAGCAGCAGCTAATTTTTGTAACCCTACTAATGCGTTTTTATCTGGAGTACTTGCATCTCTAGCTTCATTTAAACCGGTTACATCTCTTATCATTTGTAAGTAATATTGATAAGTAGCTATTAATGCTTGTATTTTTTGACCACCACTAGATGATCTTAATTCTTGAACTGGTACTTTACCATGGTTTAATTCCCCATCTTGAGTTAAAGATCTACCTACAACAGAACCAGTTTGGAAGTACATATTCAAAGCTTCTGCAGGATTGTAGTTTGTACCATTACCTAAATCTACTTCTGCTAAACCATCCATATCTAAGTAAACACCATCAGGTACCATCCTAGAAATAACTTGTTGCATTTTTAAAGAAGTCAATTGGATCATATCAGCAAACCCCATTGTTCTACTAACAACAGATTCTATTCTTCCTCGATACATTCTAGGAGCACAAATATTGTAACTCATATTTACTTTAACGGTATCGCCATAAGGTTTGGTCATGTTTTCTGCTAATTTCCACTCTAACATGTTTTCAAATCCTAGTACTTTAGCTCCTGAGTATAGTACTTCTATTGCTCTAAATGCTTTTTTGAAGTTTTCTGTTTCAGGTGGATTAAAGGTATCTGTCTTTTCCAACGCTTTTTCTAATCCTGAAGATGTTTCTTTGATTTTCCATACTTGATTAGCATATGATTTCCATTCAAAAAACAACACTTGAATAGTTTGATCATTTGTTCTTCCGTTCCAAGATCTAGCAAATGTTCTATTTCCTTGATACTGTTGTATTTTCTTTAATTCGTCTGCTGTAAGATTAGGGAATTGTTTCTTAATTTCTACTAAACTTAAATTTTTTATTTCACCTACATAATATAAATCTTCGAAATTAGGATCTTCTGTATATGAATAAACAATTCTAGCAGGATCTACGTAATCTACTACAATACCTTCTGACTTGTTGAAACTAGTTTTTACTGCTGATATACCTAAAACAGTTAAATCGTAGTTTAATCTTTTTCTAATAAGGTGGTATTTGTTTTTATCTAATACTTGATTTATTAATTCCTCTTCAGCAACTTCTATAGAATCTTTATAATTTAATTGCATGTGAGTTGGTAATTCCTCTATAGAATCAGGAGTGTTTTCATTTTTTTCGCTTTGAGATAAATCTACTCCAAATTGTGCTTGAACTTGAGCATCAAATTGTTTAAGTTTAATATCTTCAATTATGTTTTGAGCATATCTAGTTCTTTTCTGTACTGACTCCGGATCTTGAGCCATAGTTTTCACTTCATAACTTCTTTGTGACATTCCATTAACAACAATATCTACAAACTTAGCTAG